ACGGTGCACGCAGCCACGCACCAACCACGGCGAGGCGGGATTCAGTCGAGCGGGAATCAATTTTTACACGAGCCATTTCAATCGCCAGTCAGTTCATCAAGTCAACGAGGGTATTATGAGGGAGTTGAACCAACTTGTAAAGAAAAACAACTCTAGGAAAATCAATGACTTAGCTGTTGATGGTGCTAAGTCATTGATTTATAAGGGGATATGAGAATCGGTAATTTTACGCTTTTTGCTACGAGAGGATCCAGTGGATAATTCCCGCCGTCTTGCTGCACTTTTAAAGCAAATTTTCGTAAGTCATTGATTTATAAGAAGAAACCCTCTTAAGTGAACCTAAGAGGGTTATTGCTAAGTCATTGATTTATAAGGAGAATAGACACAACAAACTGGCACAATCCGGTGTTATGAGCTTATAAATCAATGTTCCGATGAGGATCCAGATCAACGGCAACATGAACCTTCTCATCAGGTGCATGGCAGACAAAAGGAACTCGAATATCTTTTTCATATACAACTCCAAAAATTGGTGGGACTGACAGGATTTGAACCTGTAACCAACGACTTATGAGGTCGCGGCTCTGACCGTTGAGCTACAGTCCCGTATTAATCCCATTTAATTTTTCTACCCAACTCCCAACCATTTGGTAGTGGATCGTTTTTGTTAATTCTAATACTATTTTTCAAATTTTTATTATGAATCCATATTTTACCATACTGAGAATTTTTGATGCCTTTGGCAGATATCGCCATTTTCTCACTAATTTTTCTTTTACTTTCTTCCGTATGTTTTTTACCTTTGCAATTAGGAGCAGATATTTTTCCTTCCTTATGCCATAATTTTAATCTTGTTGATACGGATTCATTTAGTTTTTTTCTGTATGCTGGATCAGTATTTAATTTTTGCATATGGAGTGAGTTTTTTCCATTCTCAGACTTCCAAGATTGATCAATTAAAGAATTTATATAGTCAAACCCACCGAATCCACCTTTCTTAAGATTATATGTGTTGTTTTCGCTAATGAAATCTTCAGTCACAATCTCGGCTTCTTTAGCGAACATATCCTCTGGGTTATCGAATACAAACAAAATTTCTTTGTTAAAATTTTCAATTCCATATTTTTCAATGGCATGTTTCAAATACTTCCCTGAACCCAAATAGTCGTCATTCAGGTCAACGGTCTTATGAGTTCCAATATAGAACTTGCCGTTGACCTGATTTGTTGTCTTATAAACGATATAGAACATAGGAATCTCCTGTTACTATATCTATTTATAAAAGTTCGAGTCTTGACGGAGACTCAAGTGTGCGAGTGGCGGGACTCGAACCCGCAAGCCCTGAGGCGCAAAATTTTAAGTCTTGTGCGTATACCGATTCCGCCACACTCGCCGATTGGCGATCCTGGAGGGATTCGAACCCCCGACCATCTGCTTAGAAGGCAGATGCTCTATCCTACTGAGCTACAGGATCAACGATCATCATCTTTCGTGTCATACTTGCCGTTCTTATATGCGGCTCGAGTGTTAGGTTGAAACGTGTTAGCCTGCCTCGGCTTCTGTTTCTTCTTAGAGGTCTTGTACTCATCGCGACCCCACTCATCATCGTACTCGTAGGACTCATTATGTTCCTTACGCTTTGCCATCGCACTTCTCTCTCTTATTCTTAGGTTACTTGATAACACGGAGGATTACCGTGTCTCCATTTATCCTGCCATTCAGCAGAGATTCTTTCGAGTTGATCTCGGACAACAGCTTCCGAAGCTCGACCTTGCCTGCAGTCAGTACCTGACCCAGAACCTTCTCAGGCTTCCTCAGCGTCTTCGATATTGAGTCAGCCTCAGAGTAATTAGTCAGACTGCTTCCCTTGATTCCAAACCCTTTGGGATCGCTGCAGCGATAGACTCCCAGCTTACGGGTCTTGGTGTTATAGACCCAGACCTGAGTAGAACCTAAGATGTTGGTTGGTTCGACGGACTTGATCTTGAGTTTGTCGTCTGACTCTTTGTAGTTGAGCTTGCTAATAACTTTTGCAGCCGAGGGAGCCTTTTTGGCTCGTGGCTTGCGAGCTGCCTTCTGATTGGTTGCCAATCGTTCGGCGTCTTTGATGATGTTTGCCATGAAGACAATAAGACTGCGAAGGCGAGTCTTGCTGTAGGTTGAGTATCCCTCAGCCAGTTCTTCGTCTTTGCCGCTCTCGGCAATCAAAGGTTCGCGAACTCGCTCGCGGAAGTATTCAGAGATGGCTTTGGCATGAGTCGGTTTGACACTAGCAATCTGCATCCACTCATAGGGATTGAACTTGCCTTCACCACTCTTAGGTGCGATAACATAGTCGTCGATGGCACCCTCAAGTTCAGCAATGAAATAGTCGATGCGATTCTTGATGCCTTCTTCGATCTTGGTTCGAGTGTCAGCTGCCGTTGATGCCACAGCAGGTGTCAGCTTCTTGACGTGCGCATTGAGCTCATCTTGCATACGCTGAATGGTTTTCAGGTTCTGCTCGGAAGGTTTGAACCCGCGAGCAACCATCCGTTTGGCAGATGCCAGAGACTTGAAAAATTGAGCAACGCCAATGTCGCAGTTCAGAATGTTAGCAGCCCACTTGTTGTCAGTGTGAACGTTGTACCAATTCAATGTATTCGCGATGACAAGATCAGGAGTAATCTCTTCAGAAGCCCAAGAAGGCTCATACTTCTTCTCGGCGATCATCTTGGCGCGAACGGCATCTTTGCGAGTAGTCTTGCTCATAATATGCTCAGGAAGTTCAAGTCAATGAGAGTATGATACGCTCATAGAACTTGAAAGTAAAGTGAAATTTCAACTTAGCCCCAAAGGACCTGTTTTGCAGCCGGCAGATGCGCTGGAGCGAACTCGGTGAGCGAGTCCACGCGGAAAGACCGCCATGCACTCAGGTCAAGATCCCAGACAGAGATAGTGTTCTTCTCTACTTCATTGAGCATCATTCCCTTACCCTGATATTGTTCAGGAAGATAATGATCTATAAGAGTGCAGCGCATCGTTCGCTCGGAACCGTCTGCTTTTTTGAACTTAGCAACACAGACGCTGTTCTTAAGATCTTCAATCACTTCATTAAGGCTATACATTTTCCATTTCTCCTTTCGAAAAGATTTTTTCATATATGTCAACGAGCTTAGACCCCCAATCGGAAGTCTTAGCAATCAACCCCATCTCTCTGGATCGCATGCAGTTATTTACATACTGCAGAGGATCTCCCAGAATTGCATCAAACACAGAGATATTCAAGTCTTCATCCATGACACATATTGTGTATTTGAACCCTAAAGACTTTTCTTGAAACTCTGCTGTTGGAGGAGCTTTAAGAAAATTCAATGACCACATATCTATCGAAGAATCGGTTTTCGTTTCTGTAATGCAAAATGTTATTGCATCATACTCGCCGTCGAGTTTGTCCGCTTCAATTCCGCCGTAGTGCATCAACTCATCTTTTGTCATTTTTCCTCCAAGCAACGAGATCTATTATAACCGCACTGCTGATGAAAATAAAGTTGTTTTTCTTGAAAGTTTCACTTTACTTATTACTGAAACTTCGGTATAATCATACTGTCGGTTTAAGGGTTATTAAAGCTATAGAGTGCAAGGTAATATGCGTCGACAATATCAGAAACAGGGTTGCCGATAGAAGATTTCTTGGGGGATATTGTTTTGTTTATGTCTGGGTTTCCTGCCGATAAAAAAGAAGCATACATGGCGTCTTTGTTTGAGTTGCCCTTTCCAGTAGCGAACTTCTTGAGAGCAGTAGGTGCTATGGTATTGAATATATATTCATTCTCCCAGAGCTTGTGTTTTAGCAACCCACAGTTCTCTGCTAGATTAAACACTCTTCCTTTCGATCCAAATGAATAGTCTTCGAGGGTAATATGAAAGCTAAACTTCTCTGTCCGTTCCTTCAACAGCTGCAAGAAATAATTGCTTATGTTGTCGTGCCGTTCTTGCTCTACCAGATAGTCAGAATGTAAATCTCCCCTAACATTGGGAAATAACATTCCGCTTTTACGTTTTTCAGATGTGAGAAAAAAGAAAGAAGAACCCTCAAACGAAGGCTCTTCCATCAGGCATATGCATGGAGATGTAAGAGAATAGTCGATTCCGACGTTAATCGTCTTCTTCAATGTTGAACTCTTTTATATAATCCTCTAGTTCTTCGAACTCATCCTTTTCGAGAATTCTGATATCCTCTAGCGGCTCAGAGCAGAACGGACAAGTCTCTGGCATGCCGGCATCCTCCGTGTAATATATTTGAAAATCTACTGCATCACAGGAGTCGCATGATATTGTTGCTCGTTTGTCGTACTTCATGTTCGTATAACCTCTTATCCTATTTATTTTATCTCGCAAGCACCGCCCGAGCAAGCCGCCTGTTCGGTCAGGCTAGTATTATCGTCATACTCATGAACGGCAGAAAGATTAATGGAATGAAGGTGCTGAACCATATCGTCAAACGTTTCTTTAGTACAATCCTCGAATGGAGCCTGTACATACGTTCCTCCGTTATAAGGAAGAACTGAGATACCAGTGTAATTGTCTTGATTCGCCCACATCCACTCTCCAACAGTTTCCCACTCTTCTTCTCTAAGAGAAATGGTGCAAGAGACGTTATGATAGTTGTCTCCCGAACGATGACCTGAACGAACCCACTCAAGATTGAATTTCTTCACTCGCTCAAGAAGATCCATTGAGCTTTCATTTCGAAGGATGGCGCCTTCTGGTGCTTTTTGTGGAATAGAGAGAACTGCTTCAAGGTGCGGCTTGAATATGCAGTCTTCTACTAGGGTTGGGAAGTTTTGTTTGATGTATCCATACATTGCTTCATTTTTACCAAGACGCATGCGCCGAATGTAATGATCATTGTGCCAGGCATGAATACCAGAAGAAGAACCAACGACAAGCGAAGTGGTCCCGGAAGGTTTGATAGTTGTTGTTCTTGCGGCTGGATTGATTCCAATCGTTTTAGAAAGATCTTCATTTGTTGTTTTAACAACTTCAGCAGCCTCGACAAGGTTCAGTGAAAGAACTGCTCCGCTGGCAATACCTGTCTGACCAACGCCGATAAGTGCTTCGTCTTCGGTAGTTTCTTTCCACACGCTTCGGAGATAATGGAAGTCAGTATATCCGGCTTGTAAAGTTCCGATAAAAGCTGCAGCGGCAGAACGATTATTTAGGTCTTGTTGATCGACAACGTCAGATACGTTAATTTCTGTAAGATTGCAGAACTGATATGGCTTGAGTGAAATCTCGGCGCAGGGATTAGTGAATAGGTCGCAATCATTTGTCCAGAAGAATCCTGGTTCACCTGCACCAGATATTCTTACCAGATTCCAGATATGATCGAATTGTTCTTGTGTTACCTCACCTCGCTTAAGAACAACGCTGTTGTTTGCTCTTCCGCGCTGAGGTGACGATTCCCACCACGAACCGGACTTGCAAGAAAGCATATCATAGTCGTCGATGTCAAAGCCTGCTATCATGGCAGCGCGACGAATCCCGCCAGCAAGAACGGCATCAGCAATAAAACAGTTAATATCGTGAACTTCGATGGGCTTGAGCTTTCGACCAGCTGCGTTATTAAGAACCTGACGAATTTGATCGAGGCAGATACGGAGCGGATCTGGACCAGGAGCCTTGCCGCCGCTGGTGACAAGAAGTGCGCCTTTAGGGCGAATGTCTCGGAAGTCAAATACAGGATCAGACTTACCTGTTGTGTATGCCTTAATAAGAACCTTGACGGCATCAGCCCATCCTTCTATGGAATCTCCGACAAGGAATCTTCTCGTCTTGTCAACCGGACCAACAATTATAGGAAGGCGATCAACATGTCTCTTTTGCACAGAATACCCAACACCTGTTCCGCCAAGAAGGAGGAACATCAGTTCAGCAAAAGCGAACGGATGTTCCATGGGCATATATGCGCAGTTAAAAATGCGCGAGTTAGATAATTCAATAGGCATTCCAGCAAACTGCATAGAACGCATGGATGGAAGAACTTTTTTATTGTAAACGAAATTGTTATAGATGTTGCGAATCTGACTTTTTATCTTAGGGTATCTTTGAACATGCATAACCATGTTACGATCACAGAGTTCTTCCCAAGTCTCTCTGCGTTGGACTTTTGAAATGAATTTGGCATACTTGTTGAATACTACGATGTCTGACAAAATAGACTGAGTTACATCCATTCTATTCTCCTTATTAGTTGTTGTTGATTATTGATGCGATGTTGGGTGGAGAATAGGTTTCTGGCTTTTGCACTTTACCGTCAGCTCTCTTCAACACTTTTCCGTTTTCTGAAATCTTAGACATGTTGCTTCGCGCAACTTCATCCCAAACTTTTTGCTGAGGAATACCCAGCGTATGATTAAGACCCTGAATGACCCAAATCAAATCAGCGCAAGCATCAGCAATTTCTACGAGGTCGCCCTTTAACCAACCACTAAGAAGTTCGCCATATTCCTCGGTAATTAGCTTCATGTACAATTCTGCTTGGTTGTCATTCCATCCATCCATCCAAGGAGAATCAATAATAGGCTGATTACATGCAATCATAAAATTCTTTACATCATCACGGGTGTTCATATTTAGCCTCCAACAAGCTCTTTTATCATGGGGAAAACGGGTTCTAATACCTTGGCGCACTTCTTGGCAATTTCCATATGTTCAAGCTGAGTTCCATTTTTGCTTCTTAATTGACAGTAATGCACCCAAGAACGCAGGCTTCCAGCCATGTACATGCGCGAAGGAGTCAAGCCCTCGGGGAGAATGGCTCGCGCTTGTTCTTTGGCAATGCCGTTAGATACTGCCCATTTATATAGTTTATTGGTATTTCGAAGAAGAGTCATTTGTTCCATTCTGAACGTTTCGGCTAGTTCTCTCTGTGTGGGATTAGTTCTATCAATGTCGATGGAGTTCTGCCTGTTCTTCTCGTCTTGTAGTCTGGCTTCGCGAACCTCAAATTCCATTTGAGTTGGATCGGCATAACGCTGAGAAAATTCTTGAAAAGAGAAACTGCGGTGACGAAGTATCTGTCGAGCAATGTCTCTTGTGGTTGTGATCTCGAGCGTAACATGAGTCATCTCCAAAGGCGACCAGTGCTTGTTGTTAATCAGATATCGAATCAGCTTTCCAGAGGTTTCTGTATTTTGTTGATTCGTCGGGTTCGACACACGAGCAAAGTATGCAGTCAATTCTTCCAATGTTCCCATTCCTGTTTCATTAAAAAAATCAGCCGTTGGTTGGCTGAAGCAAATCAATCGCACATTCATATTCTTCTCCATGCTGTAAGGTTAAGTTCGGCTTTTAGACCGGCGAATGCGTTTTCATCGACAATCTTTTCTATCTCTTCCGGCGAATATCCGCCCATCACCATATCATTTATATCCTTGTATGGGATGTTTTTCGGAAACATTGATATGGCATAACCTTCCTTGATTGCTCTATACATCTGCTTGATGTTGTTTGCATTTCTATCTTCGTTGTCATAGACCAAAACAATTCCATGCTTGCTGCCTCTCAGAGAGAATAGATAGTCGCCAGTTCCAATCAGATTAGAGTCACCGGAAGCGACGCAGTTAGGAAGGAAGAAACTATCAAACTGCCCTTCTACAACATAGATAGGCTTTTTCAAATCTACTCTTTCGAGTCCGAAGACTTTCTTCTCCTCACTAACCTTGACAGTGATGTATCGAAGTCGTGGATCATCTTTAACAAGAGATCTGCCCGCAACATTCGTAATGGTGCCGCTTCGGTTTCGATAGAATAGTACAAGTCTTGGGTCGTTATCAATGAGATCTTTTCCGTGATCAGAGAAATTCGAATCCATAAAAGTCTTAAAGTCTTCAGCATAGTAGATGTCTCTCCAGAAGATCTCAGGAATCAGCCTGTTTTGTATATATTCGCGGGCTGGGTGGTTTTTGTTTAATTTGTCTATGGGATCTAAGTTTTTTAATACTTGTTTATCAGAGAACTTCTGATGCGGCGATTGTCCGAAGAGAACGACGTTATTGGATTCTCTCGGTTGAGGTGAATTCTTGGACGTTTCACCATAACGCTCAAGCAGATATGATTTGTACTGGCCAGGTTCAGTCTCTCGGAGGAACTTTGCGAACCCCATTGATACCTGACAGTTGTGACACATGTAGAAGTAACTGTCTGCCTTGCGGAAGACATACCCTCGCGCCTTTGTCTTGTTGGTTGTAGAATCGCCGCAGAAGTTGCAGGAGAAGTTGTATACATCATTCCCCTTGTCTTTGAAATTTCTCAACTTCGAAGAGACAAGGAGAAGATACTTTCGGTCGATGAAAACTGACATAATGAAAACTCAAATCACATAGTCATATTATACCTCAAGGCAAGTTGAAAGTAAACCGACTCACATTCCTCAACTATTTTGCTCTGAATGAAATTTTCTTCAGTCCAGGCATGCCCGCGTTTCCGTTGTACTCGAACTTGAAGTCTATGTCTTTGAACTCTTGGATGTTATACTTTACCACCTTCTGAGTCTTATAGATATTGATGTAGAGCTGACTTACGTTAATCTGCTTTGTAGCTTCATTGAGAACGTTAGAATATATTTTATCTGCGTTCATTTCGTCTACGAGGTGATATGCAAGAGGCGACAGGATTAGTCCATTTCTCTTTGCTTTGTTTCCAATAATACGATTGGTTATATCAGAGGAAGCTGCTCTTCCCATTATTTTGTACAGCGGATCTAAAACTTTCAGGAGTTCATCTGCATTTTTATACTTCGATAAGAACGTCTCAATAGAAGCCGGTGTGATATTGTTCCCAATCAGCTTCACAAGAGCATTCCACCCAGGAGTTTTTACCTCGGCAGAACCAAGAATGATGCCATCTAACACCGTGTTGTCACGAATCGAGATGATAAGGTTCTTGGCTATCTTTTTCTTTGAATCTCTGTAATTGATCTTATCCAAAATGTCGGCGATAGCGTCAATTGATGGTGGTGCACCTTTGCCAGCCTTGGCTGATATAGCTAGGCTAGGCTTCTTCGAATATGTGGCATAGTAGTCGATAAGTCTCGAGTTGCTCTGCGTGGGATACATAATTCCATCTGCAGTCTTATCGTATACGTTTAAAAACCACCACGCGCCTGTTACCTCGCCGAAATCTTTGGAGATAATGTTGATATCTGAATCCGATATCTGCTCGATGTATTCAGACTTAATTTTACCGCTTGTTGTCTCAGCGGAATCCATAAGATCTTTCATAAACTCTTTGATGACAACCGAAACACCGAGACCATTGATGCCTTGTATCACTTTTTTCTTGAATTGGGACCTTCCGATCTTTTCACCAGTTGCCACACCCATACGTTCAGGAGTCAATTCTTTTGTGCGGAGTTCACCACGAGATGTCACTGCATTGACGATATAGATCTTATCGCCAATTTTCGCACCATCAATAGATTCTTTGATGGTCAGTTCTTCGGTGCGATATTTTCCTGAGATTACATATGTGCTATCTGTGAGCACACATTTAATAATACTGTTCAGGAGTTTCTTATGATCTCCTTGATATGAGAATCGAAGATGCTTACCGCCTCGAGATGACTTTACTATCTTGATGTTTTTTTGGTCCAATTCCGATTCGTAGCGGGAAATAATCGAAGATTGAGTTTTTGCATCAGTAGAAACCATTATCGTTGTTCTCTAGTCTCTTGTCAGTTTTTAGCAGTTCCAACGGCGAAGCGACATGGCTTTTCTAGTCGGTCTTCCTTTTTCATCTTTCATCGGACCCCTGACTCCACTCATTCTGGCGCAGAAGGACTTGCGTCTGTTGGCTGATTTACTTCCTGCCTTGAGCTTCGAAGGAGGAGTTGTAACAGCCGTGCTGAGTTTTGATCCTGGATTTTTACGACGATATGCCATGACTCCTTTTCTAGTCAGACCAGCGCCAGATTCCGTTGATCTTTTGTGCCCTTTCGAGTCGGATCCTCTCTCAAGAATAAGTTCTTCTTTTATGAACTCTTTGAATGTGATCATATCATCTCTCCTGAACCTTTGATAGAAGACATTGGATCCGACTGTGATTCAAATTTCATTCTGTGTCTTGCAAACGGTTTGCCCTTGTGAGTAAACACGACTGAAGTTCCTCTTTTCTCGACCTTAATATTTTTATGGTCGTTCAATATATGCTCATGATCAGCCGAAGGATCCATGTGGTGGTGAGTGTTGTTCCCATACGATGTAACTCTATAATGCGAGTGTCCATTTTCTTGCATCGGAGTTTTGTGTGCATGAAGGACTTGAGTCCTTATATGTTTCGCTAAATCTTTAGTGCTCATCGAAGAAAGCTCATGATGGGTGTGATCTACGATATCACTTAGAACTTTTTGGTTCATTGTCTTAATTTCTTTGTCAGCCTTCGGATCAGTTTTCAGATACTCCTTTCTTTCCGGCTTCGCCATTCCCTTCAACTTAGGATATTTCTTGAGAAGAGTTTCTCTATGATTTTCGAGAATCGCCTTACCACCATGCGTCGCCTCCATTCCGGGGTTCGATATGGGAACGTGACCTGTGTTCTGGTCAGTAACCTTCAGGCTTATTCCATGATGTTTGACTTCGCCAAGTTTATTTTTTGTCGTAACAACGACGTCAGAAGCATCTTCTTTTTGGCTGGCATGTATTCCAGTGGTCCTATGCAAGTCTCCGGGTTTTGATGTCCAACGTACATGATGTACATTACCGTGAGACCCAACCAGATTTCTTATGTGATTCGCTGCACCTTTCGCCTTTTCGTTTATCGTCTTATATTCTTCCTTAGATATGCTAGACTTGAGCTTTTCATGAGCTTGTCTCGGAAAATCGCCGTTGACGTCGGGGTGCTTTTCCATATGCTTTCCCCCATTCAAATGGTACCCGACCAGAAGTTCATGAAGAACTCCTTTTGTATTTGAAGATGCTTTCGGTTTTGGCTGTTCTTCTTCGAATAACTTAAGTCGATTGAGTTGTTCATAGATGCACGGATTCGCCTTTCCATAGTTACGGAGCATTATGCCGGCTTCGCTGTTTGCTTCATTCTCGAACGTGCTGCCAGTTTCCCCTGCCATCTCAACTCCATCGAAACGACCATCTACATCTTGTTTGCGATGAACGAGCTCATGAGCCAAAGTTCTCAAGCAATCGGCAAGATGCCTTCCTCCAACATTTAAGTCAATTCTATTTCGACCAGGATAGTATCCGCCGAAGCTGGTGTTCTCCTGAGCTACTTTCTTATCATCTACGATATTGATGTGCGGCGGTTCGTCTAGACCTAAGTGCTTGCATGCGAAGGCAACGAAAGTGTTGATCTTCTGATCGCGCTCTTGTTCAGCCAAATGTTGCTTAAATGATTTCATGGGAAAAGATTTGTTACTCTAGAAATCAACCATCCAATAACAACAGAAGCTCCCATTACCATCCAGCGCCATTTATCTAGATCTTCCATTTTCTTCCTTTCAATGTCATGTTGTCTTTTCATGTCTTCTCTCATGGAATGGATTTCGTCCATTATTTTGGTTTCTACATCTGCAATTTTACTGTATACATCTTTAAGATCGTGATTGGTTTCATTTCTTCTGTCTTCCATTAACTTCTGAACCTTGTCTAAAGTGTCATCAAATTTGCTATAGATGATGTTGAAGAATGATATTTTTTCCTTCATTGCACTAACTTCTATTTCAAGTCTACTCAACTTGGCGTCATACATACGACGATCATAATCTGATTGAATGTTGGTGGTTGGGAGGTTATCCATTGCTTTTCTCCATCAGATCCTTCTGTTCGCGAATCCATTTCTGTAAGGCTTTCAATTGTTCGGCTGTTTCGTGACAGGTGCCGTAGTTTTCGACGATTCCTCCGAGGGCTTCAGAGGTGTTAATTCCGCTGGGGGTTCCATCAGCAGCTTGGGAGGCATCGGCATGTATGCCGTTCGCACTTGAATTGTGGATTGACACCCAGCCATTAGGAAGATCGCAAACAGTCCGAATAGGAATTTCATCGATGAGACCCGCATTTCTTTCTCTCCATTTCGTTATGTAAACCTTCTTTTCCAGATACTCAGTTACCACTTGAATGTCTACCTTGTTCTTCTTTATCAGAAGTTCATTGAACTTGCGTTCGCTGTCAGCAGCAAACTTTGCTTTCTCCAGCTCATATTTATTCTCAGCATGAGAGTATCCCTTAACATAACCGAATCCAGCAACGGAAATTACAAGAAGAACTACTGCAAGGATTCTGTAGGGGAGCGGAACTACTGTGCCTAGAAATGGAATCATTCTTGCTTATCCTCTTCTGGTTCCGTTTTGCTTTTTAGATTAAGTGCCGCGCCGCCTGCAGCAAGCAGAGCCGCCAGACCAGTGCCATAAGCAATATAGTCTGTCGGCTTATCCATGTAGAGACCAAGAAACGCGAACACAATGAAACTCAAAACAGAAAGTAACCAAATCACTCGACCAATATCAAGGCTCTTGTTGTCTTTGCCTGTGAATAGAGTCACCCATAGACTTCTCATTGCGGCTTCTTCCTTCTAAGCATGTTTGATTTTTTCTTCAGCTGCGCGGCATAGTTTGTTGTCGGATCGGTGATTGAAGGAACAGCTCCACCGGCAACGGAAACTGCAGGAGCTTCCTCTTTCTTCAAGAGATCGGCATACTTAGCGCGCAGCTCTGCGTTTCTGTCAGCTAATTCTTTGTTTTTCTTTTCACTAGCAGCCATGTCATAGCCACCTCTCTTGAGGTTCCTGGCTAGTTTTTCTGCTGTTGATAATTTTTTGGTGGCTTCTTGCATATTGAAAAATGCTTTTGTGGTAGAAGTCTTACTCAGTTTATTTTTCAGATCTTTGATATGCAGTTCTGATTTTTTTATTGAGTCTTTCAATTTTGCTTTCTTTTCTCTTTCTTTTGTGACCCTATCAACAGCGCCGCCCTTTTTTGTTACTGATCTGTACGCCAACGCGCCAGCAGCTGCACCCAACGCTAATGTACCAAGCAATTCGTTTAGTTTCTTTTTGGTTCTATCGTGTTCGCCTGTTGGTGCCGTATTCAGAGCATGAGAAATGTGAGACTCGCGCCGGTGAGTTGCAGTTGCAGTGTGTCTGCTCGGAGAACCCAGATGAATTGACTGTTCTTTTATGAATTGTCTAAATGTCTTAAACATGTAACAACCTCTTGGTTTAACGATATGTCCGAAGACAATATATCTCTCTCATCAATACCATATATCACATCCGGCATAAAGTTTAGTAATATCAAAAAAGGTTTTAACAACGGGTAATGTTCTTCCTTCAGATGAAAGAACATCAACCTAGTTGCACCTTCCGAACCAAATACGTTGTAGATAATAACGATATGATTTAGAATCAATCTTACGTTCATTTCGTTAGCATTCAAATACTTCGTAAACGATTTCTTCAACAGAAAGATTCGGCTGTAATCCTCTTGAAACTCTGACATGACACAATTTGGTGTATCATAACACTTTATTGCATACAGCAGTAAGTTTTCATCATTTAGATTATCGAACATTAATCGTCAGCCGAATGTCTCACTCTCGTTAGAAAATCATCTGTGTTCTCATAATCTTCCAACGCATCAATTCCATCCTGCACATCAATTATATCTTCTTCTTCTAACAATTGAGCATACACGGTATAACCAACAACCTCATGATCCAGAACAACATAAAGGAACAGATCCTCTTCTCCTTGAATCTGGAATATCGTGTCCTCTTCAGAATCAATACCACCGGGGAAACTTATTCCGTGGTGAGAAAAGATCCCAGAGATCGTAGAATCAATCGCATCTATTGAATGGAAGTGTCTATCTGACAACTCATCCAACTTTGCGTTGATGGCTTCTACTACACCATAGTCTACTTCTTCGTTCATGTTCCACCTATTCCACGTTTGTTCCCAAGGTTATCGAGTGCTGTAGGATTGATTGTAATTTTTGGTACGGGAGATCCTGTGGCAGTTTTTCCGTTCGCTTTGTTGGTTCCCTGCTTGTCAACAGCTTTACGAATCACTTCGCGAATGATGTTTTTGGATTCGTTGACTTTTTTCCCTTTGAATGATTCTACTTTTTTACCGTGCCTCCTAACTTCCGTATTCTGACCGGTGGCACGGCTATGTTTCATTGCAATATTCATTGCCACAGTCATTGGCTCGAAATGGCGTTTCGGCACAGTGCCGATCTCCTTTCCTTCGTGGTCGTGAACTGTCAGTCCATGATCTTTAGGTTCAGAATGTACGCGATCTCTATCTGGAGCTTCGTGTCCAAAATCATCTTCGCGACTTCCATATCTTTTAGGACCAAATTCCCCCCCAGAAGAAGACATCGCGCGGTTCCTTCTTTGGGCAGGAGTTAGATACTTTTCATTCATCTGATCCCCCAGATGTTCTTCAGCAGCATGAGAGACTTGTTTGTGCATCCAATCGCTTGGCATTCCATGCTCCTTGGCTAGTTTCTCGCCTACTTGACGGAGCTTACCAGCTAGGTGCTCTGCTCCACCAATTTTCTTGTACTTGGCAATATGTGGTTTGATGTGATCATCGATGTCCATTGCGATTTCGCTCATTCTTCCTTCATCCATCTGCTCGTATTCTTCTTTGAAGACTGGAACTATCGAATGTCCATAAGATCCATATTTGTTGTCATGCCTATCCCTTGCACTTCTTGCTCTTTTCATTGTCGTTGCCGTTCCAACGACTCTTTTAGAATCTCTATGAACAATATTATAGTGAGAAGGATCCTGCTGCGTTTCTTCTTTGGCAAGTTTATCGACAGCTTTTTCTATACCCCTGTTTCTTTTTGCGTATCTTTTGCCATGGAATTCTGCATTAGCAATATCCTTGGTGGTTGCAGCTGTCATCAAGGAAGTGGCTAATTGCGGAGCCGCTTTCTTAACATAAGACCCGAGAGTTTTTTTCGATATCTCATCCATCTGCTCGGCTTCTTCGTTCATCTCTGGGTTGTAAGTATTCTTGAACTTCTTGAATCTTGATGTGATATTGCTATCTGATGGTTGGTCTGCAATGTGACGACCATGAGTAGAATCTAGGAAATGTTTAACCATCTTATTTGGTTTCTCGACATCG